TGTATATACACGGACAATTCTACAATGAGCTGAACGACCGCATCGAGGTGCTGATCCTGACGCACGGCGACCGCGGCGAGGAGCTGGAGATAGGCGACGGTAAGAGCGGCCTATACTTCAGCGACGACCCTGTGGAGACGACGAGCGAGGTGAACGACACGTTTGACCACCTGCTGGGTCAGCAGGCCACTGTGCGGCTGCTCACTCGGAACTTCGTGCAGGACTTTTTCTGCCCGTCGTGCAAGGACGCTGTGGTGAACATCTACCGTGAGGGCGTATGCCTGTTTGCCGGGTATGTGGAGCCCCAGACGTACTCGCAAGACTACAATGATGAGCTGGACGAGATAGAGCTAAGCTGCATAGACGCTCTGACGGCCCTGCAATACGCCAAATACCGCGACGTGGGCTCGCTTGGCGTGCTTTACAGCGTGGTAAAGGGTCAGGCCTCACAGCGCAGCTTCCTGAGCATGATAAAGGAGATGCTTGGCGGCGTGGCCGCGGGTCTGGACATCAAGGACGGCAGCAAGGCCCACTACTGGTATGACGGCAGCAAGGCGGTGGACAGCCAGACGGCCAACCGCCACACCATCTTCGGGCAACTGACCATCAATGAGCTGCTGTTTCTTGGCGACGAGGAGGACGACGTGTGGCAACAGGACGACGTGCTGGAGGAGCTACTGAAGTATCTGAACCTGCACATCATGCAAGATGGAATGGACTTCTACATCTTCTCGTGGGAGACGGTGAAGGGCGACAATGACATCTACTGGCGCGACCTGCTGACCGGCGGACGTCTGACGACGGCGCGCAGCACGACAGACATCACGACGCAGAACGTGATGGGGACGGAGACAAGCATCAGCGTGGGCCAGGTGTACAGCCAGCTGATGTTGACATGCGACATCAAGAGCGTGGAGAGCGTGATCAAGAGCCCTCTGGACAACGACCTTGTGACAAGCCCGTTCTCTAACAAGCAAAAATACCTGACTGAATACAGCAGCGACGGCGAGGGGGAGAAGGCCATCGATGCCTTTGACGCGATGACACACGGGCGGGAAACCGACTTTGAGGACGGCCGTATCACGGACTGGTACATGCAGGTGATGGACAATCCAGAGTGGACTTTCACCGACAAGGGCACGGGAAGCCTGATCGAGCAGTACGCACAGGGCAACAAGAACCAGGAGCGCCTGCCTGGCGTGCTGGCCCAGCAGCCCGGGGCGGCTATCATCGCCTTTGGCAAGGTGGAGCGCAAGACCGACGGCAAAGACAACGCGCCCGTGTCGAGGGTGGAGATGACAAACTGCCTATTTTTGAGTGTGAACGGCAACGGCGAGGATAAGGACGAGAGCAAGGCCTATCCCAACGAGACATCGCTAAAGGCCTCAGCCCCCTACGCCGTGTACAACGGCAACACGACGGGCGGCGTGTTTTCGCCCAGCGACGACGACACGACAAACTACATCGTGCTCAGCGGTAGCATCGCCCTGAACCCCGTGATGAAGATGACGGATACCTACAAAGCGATCTACGACTACACTCCCTCGCCTGGAGTAAATGCCAATCCTCTTTATGGCAAAACCATCCGGCAATGGTGGCAACACACGGTGCCCAGCCGCGACAACGGCGACGGCCGCTACTACACCCAGAAATGGTGGAAGGCAGCCACTCCAGGCACAGAGCCAGAGTGGGACCAAGACAGAGATAATGGGCTTGTGCCGTTCACTGAGAAAGGGCCACAGGAGTATGAGTTCCAATACAGCGCCATCGGCGACAGCTCTGACCAAATATCGAAGGTGGGCATGGTGGCTTGCATGCTCATCATAGGCGACCAGTGTGTAGTGGAGACAGGGTCGACGGGCAAGACATCCGACTATGAGTGGCACAAGTACAAGGAGCGCAGCCAGTGCGACAGCGATGACGAGTATTACCAGCAGAGTTTTACGATAGGCTTTGACCCGAAAATTGGCGACAAGCTTATCGGCACAAAGTTTAATCTGCAGAACAACATCGACTACAAGATGGGGATTGATGCAGAGGGAATAGCGATACCCATCAGGAAAAAAGACAAGGTGAGCGGTGCGGTGAAATTCGTCATCCTTGGCCCTGTGAACGTGACATGGGACGTGATCACCCGCCGCCACCCTACTTTTTTCCGACACACAAAGTGGAGCAGTAGCACTGTGGCCCTGTTGCCTCACGTGAGCAGCATCGTCATCGAGTCGTTTGAGATGAAGATATACAGTGACAACGGCCTTGTAAACAACACGGGCGACAACGACATCGTGTATCTGAGCGACACAAAGGAGACCTTTGTGAACCGCAAGGACGACATCAGCTTCAAGATAAGCTCGGCCCTGACGTCGGCTGAGTGTCATGATTTAGGTGTGACGGACAGCGTGAAGATGAGCACCCCGGTGAACACACAGAGCGGTGAAGCGGTGCTGAGCGTGTATGACTACGTCCGAGAGCTGAGTGCCAAGCCTGAGCAATTATATGTGGACAGCTACTACCAAGAGTACCACGCTCCACGCATAACGATGACGCAGAAGCTGCGGGACAAAGCCGGCGAGAGTCTTGTGAACCCGCTGCTGCACTACCGCCATCCTGCGATGGGCCGAACATTCTTTGTGCAGGGTATCAGCCGAAACATCAACGAGGGCTCGGCTGAAATGAACTTAAAGGAGATAGATCAATGATAGATGTCAAAATTATCATAAAGCCCAAGAACGAGGGCAGCACCAGTGCAATCACCACAAGCAGCACGTCCTATGGCAACATGGCTGTGAAAGAGGCTGCACACGCCGTTAAGGCTGACCTGAGCAACCTGGCCTTTGAAGCTGAACAGGCAAAAGAGGCCACGCATGCTCTGAAATCAGACAAGGCTACACACGCCGCCACTGCAGCCGACCTCGACAGCGACAGCCCGGCCTTCAGCCGCTGGCTGCGCAAAGACACGGCCGACACGGCGCAGGAGGCGATCAACTTTGCCCGTGGCTTGACGGCGGGCGACTTTGCAGCCGGCTCGACGGGGGCGGGGCTGTATCGCGACGCCGACGGGGCATGGAGCGCCGAGGTCGACAACCTCACCGTGCGACGCAAGCTGCAGGTGGCCGAGCTCGACATTCAGCGCCTGCGCCACATCGGCGGCCAGGTGCTGCTCTCGCCCGCCGAGGCCACCATCACCGAGGTGGATGTCAAGGAGGATGGCAACGGCAAGCAGTTCATTTTGCGCTGGCCTGCCCGCGACAGCGAGGGCAATGAAATCACAAACGATTTTGCCGTCGACGACCAGGTGATTTGCCAAACGTTCAACGCCACCACCCAGCGCTACTGGTGGCGCCGCGTGTGGGACACGGGCACCGTGGGCGGCAAGCACTACATCAGCGTGTCCTACATCGACAAGATCGGCAACGAGATGGACTGCGCCCAGGGCAGCGGCGTGCCGCAGCCTGGCGACAAGATAGCCGTGCTGGGCAACCGCACCACGTCCGACAGGCAGAGCGCCATCATCATCGCGGGCGCGGGCACGGGAAGCCCCTTTATCGCCGCCTACAAGGGCATCAGCACCTACACACTGCCAGCCGCAAAGGTATACATCTCGCCAGCGGGCATTGCCCTCAACGTCGACGGGCAGGTCAAGACCCTCGACGACGTGCTGCAAGCACACCAGGCCGACATCGACGACATCAAGGCGCAGAGCGACGAGCAGGTGGTGCTGTGGTTCGGCGAGCAGGTGCCCACCCTCGACAACGAGCCAGCAAACGCCTGGACAACCGACGACATCAAGCAGCAGCACGTTAAGGACATCTACTATAACAAAGCAGCCAAGGAAAACGGAGGGCGCGCGTATTCGTTTGAGCAACTCGATGGCAAATTTTTTTGGGTGAACATCACAGACAAAGACGTGCTCTCATCTTTAGAAAAGGCCGAAAGAGCGCAGGACACGGCCGACGGCAAGCGCCGCGTGTTCGTGTCCCAGCCCGTGCCGCCCTACGATGCTGGCGACTTGTGGGTCAACGCCACCTATCCAACGAGCCCAACTATGATGGTGGAGTGCCCCGACGGAAAGACGCACTCTGGCGACGACCCGTGGGCACGCAACGACATCTTGTGCTGTGCAGGTTCAAAGGCCGCGGGCGAGGCATTCGACATCGGCGACTGGCGCATGGCCCAGGAAGTCACTACTGCTTATGCATCGGAGATTAAGCAGACCGCAAGCACGATAAGCGCAAGCGTTACCGACCTCACAACTGGATTGAAGACCGCAGGAATTTCCATTGACGGAGAGAACAGCCGCATCAACCTGAAGGCCGACACCACCACGGTGAGCAACGACCTCGTGGTGGCAAAGCTCAAGACGGCCGAGAGCGGTGCGAGAATCGAAGCCTCGGGAACGTTGATGGAAATTTACGGCAAGCAGGCACGAAATATCGTTTTTGGCGTCGACGACAACGGCTTTGCGACTCTAAGCTACTACAACAACGCAGGCACGAAGTTATACGACCTGGGGCCTAACGGCTTGAATTACGTCGATATAAACGATGCAACTATGACAGAGATAAGCGTTTGCACCAATGCCGACGACCTAAGCGGAAGTTCAACGGAATGGTACATCTTCACTGCCAAGCGGTTCAACAATGTGATATATGGCGACAGCATATATACCTACAATAACCAGTCGCTGGCACAGACATACGACGGAAAAACATTCAAATCGAAGTCGTGCTCGTCCGACAACTACGCCAGCGGCATTGTTCGACTTGTTGGCAAAGAGCGTGTGATTTCCTCGGTTAAAGATGGTGTCGAAGAAATGCAGTCGTGGTTGTACGAAAATTACAATATCGACAAGAGCAAAATCGATTGGACACTTAAAAGCGATGGAATTAACCTGCTATATCCATTCACGCTTTACTGCACAAGGACATACACCGACGGGGTAGCAGGTGATGATGTTTGGAAAGCATATCAATCAACTGGAGGGAGCAAATGAAACACTTGTTTTTTAGCATAAAGGACAAGACTTCTGACAGCGATGGCCACTACAAGATGGCGGCTGTCAGGAAAACTGGCGGCGACTACCCCATGACAGCGGGAGAGGCGCAGAAGTACATGCTCGACATCGTGGCCCACGCCCTCGCCATCTCGCAGGGAAGCGTAGAGCTCGACGTGCTGCAGTGCGCCGACTTGGGCGACATGCTCGACTGCGACGGCGAATATCTATTAGTTAGGAGGTGAGGCTATGGCATACAAGTTAAAGCAAACAGGCGCAAAGGTGCAGCAGCTGCTCGACGAGGTGGAAAATAAGACCGTCTACCCCGACGCCACCCAGCAGGAGCACGGTCTGATGAGCACAAGCGACAAGACCAAGCTCGACACCATCATGGTCATCACCAGCGAGGAAATAGAACTATTGTTTATCAACCCATAAAAAATAACGCAAAATGACAAAATTTTTATCTTTGGAAGGTTTAACAACCCTCATCGCAAAACTCAAGAGCTACTTCGCAGCCAAGGGCGAGGCAATCAAGACCATCACCGGGAGCGGCAACAAGACGCTCTCCTTCACCCGCGCCGACGGTACGACGGGAACCATCAACTACCAGGACACCACCTATGGCACGGGCAACACCGGCACCGCGGGCCTCACCAAGCTGTACACCAGCCTGGGAACGCAGACCGACGGCGCACCCACCAACAGCCTGCTCAACGCGCAGGTGTCGGCCATCAACACCGCCATCGGCAAGAAGCAGGACAAGCTCACTGCCGGACAGGGCATCAAGATTGCAGGCAGCACCATCAGCGTGCAGATTGACAGCACCCTCTTTGTGGTCGTGACCTCGCTGCCCGACGCCCCCGCCAGCGGCAACGAGGGCAAGATACACCTCTTGCAGCTCACCAAGACTGGTACTAACAACAAATACGCCGAGTACGTGTGGCGCGGCAGCACAGACAAGTGGGAGCAGCTGGGCACCATCTCCTCGAAGATGGACCTGAGCGACTATTCCACCACCGACCAGGTCAAGGCCCTAATCAAGGCCGAGACCGACGCCCGCACGGCAGCCGACACCGCCCTGGGTAATCGCATCGCCACGCTCGAGGGCGACGAGGACGTGTTCGTGGGCACGGCTGGCAACGCAGCAGACGGCATTCCAAAGAGCTACAGCGGCTACTGGCTCGCAACCAACGACGAGCCTTTCGTATTCAAAGTGACCAACGGCTCCCCCGTGCCAGTCGCAACAATAGGCACCTTCCTCTTCAACGACACCGCCACGGGCGACTGGTACATCGTCGACACGGGCAAGAGCACAACCAAGGTGCAGACCTCAATCACCACGGCCGAAATCAACGCACTGTTCTAACAAAAAAACTTAACAAACTATGAGAAAGTATTTGGATTACGAGGGCTTGCAGTCCCTCGTGGGGAATATCAAAAACTGCTACCTGCTTGAGCTTGGCATGAGCGGTGGCGCAGGGGGGCTGATGGTCGACAGCGCAGCCGACCAGGCCGAAATCAATGCCATCGTCAACGGCAGCGCGCCCATGCCTGCTGCCGTCAAGATAAGCTACGAAGGCGCAAGTTATGTAATCAACACCTGCCAAGTGCGCGGCGGAACGTTTTGGATGTATATCCCATCGGGCGTGAGCCTCACCGACACCGACGGCATCACACACACCAACACCTGGATGCGACTCAACTATGACATGTTTGTCGACGCCGCCGACTACTACGCCAGCACGGCAGCGGTGAACAATGTGCATGCCGACTTGAGCGTGAACAGCGCTCGCCTCATGCGTGAGGACTTCGACCAAGGCATGATTGCAACTGCACAGGACTACAAGACGTCGAACGCCACGACCGTAAGCACAACTGCTATACGCTCGCGATACGCGTTGCGGGCAGGGCGCAACTGCAAAATCACGTGTAAAACTGGCTTCGAGGCCATGTACGTGATGTACTCTGCACGCAAGAAAAATGCGGGGGCATCGGCCTGGGCATCGAGCGCCTCGATTGCCAAGGGCACTGTATTCCGAGTGATGGTGCGACGCACCGACGGAGCAAGCATCTCCACCGACGTCATCAACAAGTACTGCTTCATTACAGGCATCGACGAGCAGCCCTGGCTGAGCACAGACATCAACTGACGGCGCTCATTATTAATTTAGTTTTCTCTTTAGGGGAAGACCTCGCTCTTGGCCTGCTTGGAAAGCAAGAATAATCTCAGTTTGGAGTTATGCCGAGACTAAGATGAATCCCTTTGGGGGTGGAATATAAAAAAGCCCCCGGCCTGTTAATAGTCGTCTCACTTACTCATTAACACAAGTTACCATCTACTGGCACAGCCGGGGGCAATGTACCCTCGCCGCCAGTAGATGGTTTTATCTTGTGGGCGCCTTGCGCCGTTAATAAGTGAGACAATGCAAAGATATTAATTTTTTGCAAATAATGAAGATTATAGAAGTACTGAAATTTAACAGGGAATTGATTAACAAGCTCCGCAACGCGGGTATTCGTCTGGAAGATGCCGACTACGTTAACCTGTATGACGACTACGCCGCCATGCACGCCCAGGGCAACAAGGTGTCCTATATCGTAGCTGTTCTTGCACAGCGCTATGCGGTGAGCGAACGAAAAGTATATTCGCTCCTGAAGCGGTTTGGGAGAAACTGTAACTCGCTTACTTTCGTGGGATAAATTGTGTCCGACGTGTTTCAGCGTGCTTAGAGGGCTTAAGAATGCGCTGCACTGCCATTGCAGCTTGATGTGCCATCGACTCTCTTCCAACCACACACTCTCTTGCTACCTTTGCCCTATATTTTAACAGTAGTGAGACAATGAACAAATACTATCAACTTCTGCAAAAGGTGTTGGTCAGTGGCAGAAAGCAGACCAACAAAAAAGGCACAATACGTTACCTGCTCAATGAGAAGCTCACGCTCTCCCCGGCTGACCTTTTAGACATTTTCGAGGGGCATCCCATCGCAAGAAAGAAACTGAAGAGTGAACTGCAGCTCTTCATGAAAGGCGAGCGCAACGTCGATAAATACCGTGAGGCCGGCATCAGCTGGTGGGACTATTGCGGACCGGTGCTCGTCAACAGCTATCCGACATATCTGAAGAAACTGCCGCCACTCATTTGCCAAATCAACCGCGAGAAGCGCAGCTCAAAGAACTATGTGCTGTTCCTCGGCTCCACAGGGGTGGAGACCAACCAAGCCCCATGTCTGAGCCTTGTGCAGTTCCAAATAGAGAATGGTGAACTGGTTCTTACAGCTTATCAGCGCAGCAGCGATGCCAACCTTGGACTGCCAGCCGACCTCTACCATCTGTATCTCATGGCAAGGCAGATAGAGCTGCCTCTGAAATCCATAACGCTCAACATCGGCAATGTGCATATCTACGAGAACAACCTGGAGCGTACACGGCTCCTGCTCGATGGAGACGAAAATGTGAAATTCGAGTTGAACGTATGAGCAAGCTGTATCTTTCCGCACCGCTGCCATTTGTAGGCCAGAAACGAATGTTCGCAAAGGAGTTTATAAAGATTCTCCAGCAGTTCCCCGATGGCACTACGTTCGTCGACCTCTTCGGAGGATCAGGGCTGCTCTCTCATATTACAAAGCACTTCAAACCCCATTCTAAAGTCGTTTATAATGACTTCGACAATTATCGTAGGCGCATTGACAATATCCCACGCACCAACCACCTTATTGCCGACATCAGGAAAATGGTGGGAGAAAGCGTGCCAAGGCATAAAATAATAAAGGGTCAACTGCGTGATGATATATTCAACCGCATCGAGGAGTACGTGAAAAGTGGTTTCGTTGACTTCATCACGCTGTCATCGTCTCTTATGTTTTCCATGAAATACAGAATGGATATTGATGGAATGAGAAAAGAAGCCCTTTATAACAATATCCGAAAGACCGACTATCCAACATGTGGCGACTATCTCAATGGCCTTGAAATCACCTCTTGCGACTACAAGGAACTCGTTCATAAATATGGAGATTGTCCTGGAGTGGTTTTTCTCGTTGACCCGCCATACCTCTCCACCGATGTCTCCACTTACAACATGTATTGGGGCTTGGCCGACTATCTCGATGTTATCAAGGTCCTAAAAGGGCATTCATTCGTCTATTTCACCTCAAACAAATCGTCCATCCTTGAATTATGTGAGTGGATGGGGCGCAACCCTGGCTTGGGCAATCCATTCAAGGGTGCGGAACTTAGGGTGTTCAACCAGCACATGAACTACTCATCGTCCTACATCGACATGATGCTTTTCCGCAAGGAGAGTCTTTGAAAGAACTTGCTTTCCCAGCCCGCGGCATCTAAGCAAAGCCCCGGCGGCACGTTTGTCCGTCGGGGCTTCCTCGTCTTGGCTTGCGGCGCTTATTCCGTCATCAGGTACCGCACTGCATAGCTGTCTATGCTCTCAAGTATATCCTCGTGGTTGTGATTCGTCTCGGTCTGCAGCAGGGCCATGCCGTCAAACTCGCACCCCTCCATGCCCTCAAGAACCCTCAGTATCTTTCGCCCAAGATCAAAGGCCGTGCCGTATTCCCCCTCTGCCCAGTCCGTCACAAGGTGAATGCGCACCACACCGCGGCCTCTCCGGCCATTGCCTTGCAACGGCTGCCACTCTATCGTTCCTATCTCCACAAACACTGCCGGCCGCGCCCATGCGTCCTCTTGCTCCAGAAATTCCACATTATGGTTCCACATGTCCACGTGCTTCACCTCCGGCACATCACTCGTCATTTTTGCCTTGATGGCATTGAATAGTTCTTTTCTCATTTCAGTTTATATTCGTGTTCAAAATAATCTGTCAGGTTCTCCTCGATGATTTCACGCACGGCCCGCTCCACTTCTGGCGACGCACCCAGAAACTGACGCTTCGCTATCTTGATGCTCCCTCCCTCTTTCATCAGGGCGAGACACTTCCAAAAGGCGGCCTCTGTACTGAGCTGCACCGTTCGTTTGTCCTTCCGCAGCTCGCCGTTCTTCTTTCGGCCAAAAGATCCGGTAGCTTCGTAGTACTTGTGCCAGAAGTAGGCCTTCATCCTTCGTGTAACCTTTATCTCTCCGCCTTCGTTGTGGATGGAGGCGTAGGGCAGGTCGCTTGAGAACACAATGCTCTCATTTGTGCTTGTGCTCTTGATGCTGCGCCGCAGCTTGCCCGTGTCTACAAGAATGGCACCGCCCGCACGTGTCGGGCTTTTGCGCCGCTGCCACTTCTCCGAGAAAAAGCCCTGACGCTCAAAGTTCTTGTCAAACTCATCGGTCAGCTCCACCTTGATGTCCTTCAGGATGTTCCTGATCACACGCTGCATCTCTGTTTCAATATCGCTTGCCATGATTGTCTCTTTGATTTGACCGCTAAGTGTGGCCCTCTTGACCGTCCATGCCCGCAAAGTCATCACCGTTAAACAGCAACAGCTCTCGGGTGTCTCCGGCTATGATGTTCTTCTCCTCGGCGCTCGCGTTCAGTATGTTGTAAAACGTGCGCTCAGTGATGCCATAAACCGGATATATGTACCGACGCCATATCTCGCGGTTCGCCAATCCGCGCTTGGCCTCTCGGTCATATATCCTGTTTATCTCCTCCACACGTTTCTGATAACTTACTCCGCGACGCTTGTTCATTCTCTATTGCCTTTCCTTATGCCTGTATGGCCTGATGTCAAACTCCATTACCGCACTCACAGTCACCCTGCCCGTGCCCTCGCACTGCGGGCAGCTCTCCTCGATGATCACGCCGTCCTCACTCTCGTGGCGCCAAAGCCCCGTGCCGCGGCATTTGCGGCACAGGGCTATCTTCGGCGACTTGTTCACAGTCATCTTCATGCACCCTCTTCTCTCTTGGGTTCAACATAGAAGGTCTCGTCCTGCGCAACCTCGATACCGCAGCGTGCCATCTCCTCGCGCATTGGCACTTCCTTCCCGTCCACCGTCACCACAAGCTCGCGGTCGGCAAGCAGCTTGTCCTTGGCAACCTCCTCGCTCGTGCGGATGTAGCCCCTCAGGTACTCCTTCACCAGCACAAGCGCCTTGGCCCACGTGAAGCCCTTCAGAGTCTTCAGCTTCGGTGTCCCGGTCCTGAAGCCTATCACGCCGTGAGCCATGTCCAGGCTCTTCTTCTTGGAGAACAATGCATCCTTGTTCTCGGTGGCAAATGACTTCAACGTGTCGAAGGCAATCTCCTTGGCCGTGCCCAGTGCTGCAAGCTGCGGAGCGTACTTCTCTCTTATCTTCGTGCATTGCAGCTCTATCTCTGCCGTAATCTTCGCAATCTCGCTGTCACACTTGGCGAACCTTGCAAATGCATCATCGGCAGCTTCTCTTGTCACACCGGTGATAATCACTTTCTTTACTCTCTTTGTCATTGTTGTCTCTTTTTAATGGGTTATTATATTATGATTGACACAAATTGTCCATGTTCACTATTAAATATGTTGTGGCATTTGTCTCCTGCTGGGCGTAGTTCTCGTGGCCGGCGGCGCTTTTCTTCAGGCCGCCATGACGCTTTATCATCCGCAGCTTCACCTGCAATGCATCAAGCTCCTCGGTGCCAAGCTGGGCAAAACGCTTTCCACTCACCCGCGGGTTCCTGCAGAAATCGTCAACTATAGGCCAGTCGGATGTGTTCACGCCAAGCTGCTGCATCAGGTGCAGGCACATGCTGCGTTTTTTCTTCAGAGCCTTCTTCCTGGCTTCCATGCGCTCGTCGTGACCGGCCTCACGCTCCATCTCGTCGCACATCACGCGGTATTCCTCGCCGGTGGTCTCGTGTAGATGCACCGTCCGCCCGTTGGTGTACTGCTCAACAAGGGCCTCTTTGTCCGCTCCAGGCATGCGTCTCAGCAACGTGTAGAACCGTGCGTAGTTCCGCTCTCCCATAGCTTCTCCTCCTTCCATTTCTTGTAGATTTCCCGCGCGCCGTTAACGGCAACAGCAAAATCACCGCAGATAGCGTCCTCGTCAAACAGAGGCACCCCGTGAACACTCACGTACAGTTCTCCGTTGAATTCCATCACTTGAACCACCTTCCGTGCCTCTGCGTCAAGCCTTGACCGGCGGGCTTCCTCCAGCCTGGCGGCGCGATTCTCGTGCCATGCCTGGAGCTTCTTCTTAATTGTCTCAATAAAAGTTTTCATCTTCTTGTGTTTAATGGGTTCGTATTTTATTCTCAGCATCTGTCACTACAGCCTTTCCGCCGCAGCGCAGCCCTTAGTCCGTAAGTCGGCAGTTTCTCATCCATCTCCTCCTTCCAGCTCTTCTGTCAAGTACTCCAGCTTCAATGCATCACACCCCAAGTCATCCAGCCGCCGCGCAGCCTCGCTCAGCATCACCCATTGGTCGCCGTAGCCGTACTCGGCCACTTGTTTCTTGGCCTCAGCCACTATTTTCTCAATCACTTCGTCCATGTCTGTTGTGGTTTAGTTAATAATTCTTTCTCAGGCACCATCATTGTGGCCGCCCTATATCTGATTGCTGGTCTTCAGTATCCCTTCCTCCCACACGGTGTAGTAGCTCCCTGCCTCGCCGATGCTCCTGCCTTGGCAGTAGGCCTTGTAGCCCACAACACGCACCTTCATGTCGCAGATGTACTTCAGCCTCACCGCTCCGCCGCCCAGGGGCTGGCTCTTCTTCTCTTGGCTGATCCAGATGAAGCAGCGTTTCGGAAAGGTCTCCATCAGCTTCACCGCCTCGGGATAGTCCCAGGGAGCCACTTGAAACGAGTCGACGATGATATACTTCGCGCTCTTGGGCTTCCGCAGTCTTGCCGCCAGCTCGTCACACGTGTCACCCGTCGCAACCCGGAAACGCCCCTGCACCTCGTCCATGTGCAGGTACTGCAGCCGCCGTTGGAAGCTTTGGTTAACTCCCTCCTCGTAGCTCATGTATAGCACC